ATATTTTTAAACTACTGTTCACTGGATATGTTAGTAGAGAAAGTCATCTTATTCTTTCCAAACAGGCAGCATTAAACTATGCTAGTGTGTTACAATCTGCTATTAAAGATGTAGAAACTTTTAGAGAGCAAAATGTCAAAACTAAAGATAAGTGAACTATTTTATAGTATTCAAGGAGAAGGACGCTATATGGGTGTGCCTTCTGTTTTTTTACGAGTATTCGGCTGTAATTTTACCTGTGACGGCTTTGGCATGCCTCGTGGAGAATTATCCAAAGAACGAGATCAAATAGCAGAAAAAATTTCAGAATTTAAAATCTATAAAGATTTACCACTTGTACATACTGGTTGTGACAGCTATGCCAGTTGGGATCCTAGGTTTAAAGATTTTAGCCCTATGCTGGAAACGGATGCTATTGCCGATGCTATTGTGGACATGTTACCGCACAAAAGATGGATGAGAGAACATCTAGTCATTACAGGTGGTGAACCTTTATTAGGTTGGCAACGTGCCTATCCAGATTTGCTTAATCATGCTAAAATGGATGAACTAAGAGAAATAACTTTTGAAACAAACGGCACCCAAGAAATCACCAAAGACTTTAAAGCATACCTACAAGAATGGCGTTGGAAGCATGAAGGGTTTATTGACAGGCAAATTACTTTCAGTGTCAGTGCTAAACTTCCAGGCAGTGGAGAAAAGTGGGAGGAAGCGATTAGGCCCGACATCGTCTGTGACTATGAGTCAGTAGGCTGGACTTATCTTAAACTGGTTGTAGCCACAGAGCAAGATGTAGATGATGCTTTAACTGCTGCTGCTCAATATCGTCGTGCAGGGTTTAATGGTGAAGTATATATTATGCCAGTAGGCGGAGTAGAAAGTGTTTACTCGCTAAATAATCGTCGAGTAGCCGAATTTGCTATGAAATATGGACTACGATACAGTGACAGACTACAAGTTCCGCTATTCAAAAACGAATGGGGAACCTAATGAAACAGTTTTTTAAAAGAGTTTTTGGTATAACGGAAATGGAGCGTGCCATAGCCGAGACACAGGCACGAGTTCAAGAAGCAGAACGCCTCAAAAATGAAGCAGTGGCTCGTGCTGAAGAAGCTTTGGCTAAGGAACAAGAGTCTAAATTGACTCCAAAAGAACGTGCTACGGCTCGTAAAGAACCTTGGGTGGCAGTATTAGATACAAAAGTAAACAAGGATAATGTAAGAAATGGATTTTTTGAGCTTGACTGGAATGAGTATTTTATTATACAATTACGACAAGCAGGATATGGATTCGAAGGTGACCCAGAAGAAGAAATTGTAGATCGTTGGTTTAGAGATATCGTTCGTAATATGTTAACAGAAGAAGGTCTTGATCCAAATCGTGGTGCTGGTTTTATTAACGTAGTTCCAATATCAAAAGGCAAATCAGAAGTATCATGAACTATATTCTTGTAGATACTGCTAATACATTCTTTCGTAGTAGGCATGTAGTAAGAGGTGATGCAGACATTAAGGTCGGTATGGCTCTTCATATCATGTTTAACAGTATCAAAAAGGCCTGGACTGATTTTAAAGGTGACCATGTTGTTTTCTGCTTGGAAGGTCGTAGCTGGCGTAAAGACGTTTATAAACCATATAAACGAAATCGTCAAGAAACACGTGATGCTATGACAGCCAAAGAACAAGAAGAAGACAAATTATTCTGGGAAACCTTTGACAAGTTTAAAGAATTCATTATTGAAAAAACTAACTGTACTGTATTACAAAATCCTATATTAGAAGCTGACGATCTAATAGCAGGATTTATTCAAACACACCCCAATGATCGTCATGTTATAATCAGCACTGATAGTGATTTTCATCAACTAATTTCAACTAATGTTAGCCAATATAATGGTGTAATGGAAACTACCACTACACACGAAGGTATTTTTGATAAAAAAGGCCGTCCTGTTATTGATAAGAAAAGCAAAGAAGCGTTAGGTGCTCCTAACCCAGATTGGATATTATTTGAAAAATGTATGCGAGGAGATAGCGGAGATAATGTATTCAGTGCCTATCCTGGTGTCAGAACTAAGGGCACAAAGAACAAAGTCGGTTTAATGGAAGCATTTGAAGATCGCAATAAAAAAGGCTATAGCTGGAACAATCTTATGCTACAACGTTGGACTGACCACGAAGGTCAAGAACATAGAGTCAAAGACGACTATGAACGTAATCGTATGCTTATAGATTTGTCAGCACAACCTGAACATATTAGAAAAGAAATGACAGATACCATACTACGTTCCACTCAAGAACCTAAAAATATTAGTCAAGTAGGTATACGTTTACTTAAATTTTGCAACTTATACGATATGAAAAAAATATCTGACAGCATACAACTTTATGCTGAACCTTTTCAAGCGAGATACCCATCATGAATATAAAAGCCAAACCTATTATCGACGGAAAATTTTGGATGGTAGAAGACAATGGAGTAAAAATCGGTCTACTGCACAAAGTTGAAAAAAACAAATATCTAATTAGCAGTAAACAAGGCGAAGCTAAACTTAAAAAAGATGATTTAGTTAAAACATTTGGTACCGATTTCTTCCAAGTATCAAACAACATTGAATTAAAAACTAAAGAATCAAGAGAGATGTACGGATTTCCTACTAGCTGTCATCCTTATAATCCTATATTTGATATTCGTAGAAAACTTCCTCTTTTTACTAAGAGTCCTGCCAGTAAAAGTTTGTATTGTGCAGGATACTATACTATTAAATTTAATAAAGGCTGGGTTCGTAGCTTTTGTCCTAAATTGATCACTATCGAACGCTATGAAAATAAAGGTCCTTTTCGAACAGAGCAAGAATTAAAACAGGCTATGTCAAATGTCAAACCCGATTAATACACTACCAGTTCAACAATTTATACAACAGGTTAAAGCAGCAGAACTAAGTCAACAACGAGAAATTAAATTAGATATAAAAACAGCTAAGAATTTAGCTTTTTGCCTCGGTGAACTTTCTGCTAAAATACTTGAAGACTATGATAAAATCATATCTCGTCTACAAACTAATAATACAACAGATACTATTAATGTTCAAATGGACGGTGGCGGATTTAACGCAAATGGATGATAAATATATGCGTACTTAAAAGGACGCATATGTCAAGACCTAAGCCCAAAATACTTTTAGAATATGTAAATAAAAAAACCTATAAGAGTGAGCAAGTTTTAGAAGCAGATGCTATTTGGGCTGTGTTCTACAAAGGTGCTCCATTTAATCTAAAAAGTTCTAGCAGTATAACCAGCTACCCCGGACCAAAATATAAAAAAGTAAGTTTTAGCAATCCAGGACACGCTCACAATCTTGCCAAAAAATTAAATCAAATGTTTAACTCAACCGATTTTGAAGTGGTTAAACTTACTCAAGGTGAAATTATCAAATGATCTCGAAAGAGACCTATACCAAAATATTCCTACAACAAAAAGAAAGATCCACTGACAGTGCCAATGTAAAGCATCATCTTTATAAATGGTGGCAAAGTCATCGTTCAAAAGAAGTAGGCGGGCTGAGACTTAACTATGAAGGATTCAAATTTCTAACAGAAGAATTGGAACTTCAAAGTTTTGAAATACCCTTCACCGAACCAATTGACCTTAGTCCCCAAACTATCATATTTTTTGATAGGCATATGGATACGCCTTACTACTTAACCAACCAAATGATTGTGGTATTTTCGGAAAAGAAGAGCTTTGAACTAATGTTGTTTTCTGACGACATTCGTAAATTCGGCTTAGTTAAGGCCATGAACGCACAAAAGAAATCTAACCAAAACGACGAAGATGAGTAGAAAACTCATTGACGTAGATGTCTAAATAACATATAATACTCACATAGCAACAAATAACCAACGTTCATTTTTTAACAGGAGTTTATATGAGCGAGATTTCAAGCCGTACTGTAGGTCCCAAGGCAGCTAAAAACAGCCTCCGTCGTGTGTTCAAAGCCAAGCGTCCATTGTTTTTGTGGGGACCTCCAGGTATTGGCAAGTCAGACGTAGTCAAACAAATTGGCGAAGAGCTAGGTGCTCACGTTATTGACATCCGTTTGAGTCTGTGGGAACCCACTGACATCAAAGGTATTCCTTACTTTGACTCCAATGAGAGCAAAATGGTTTGGGCTCCTCCTATCGAATTGCCTGATGAGGAAATGGCTGCTAAACATGACATGATTATCTTGTTCATGGATGAAATGAACTCTGCGGCTCCTGCTGTTCAAGCAGCGGCTTATCAGTTGGTTTTGAATCGTCGTGTTGGCACTTATCGACTACCAGACAATGTACATATTGTTGCCGCAGGTAACCGCGAAACTGACAAGGGCGTAACTTATCGTATGCCTGCTCCTTTGGCTAACCGTTTTGTGCATTTGGAGATGCGTGTTGATTGGGACGACTGGTTTCAATGGGCTGTGGATAACCGTATTCACAAGGACGTAGTTGGCTTCCTTACTTTTAGTAAGAAAGACCTCTACGACTTTGATCCTAAAGGCAGCTCACGAGCTTTTGCTACCCCTCGTAGCTGGACCTTTGTAAGCGAGCTGTTATTTGATGATGAAGAGAGCACCGATACTCTTACTGACTTAACCGCGGGTGCTGTTGGTGAAGGGCTGGCTATCAAGTTTATGGCACATCGTAAAGTGTCAAGCAAATTGCCCAATCCTACTGACATCCTTAAAGGTAAGGTAAAAGAGCTCAAGACCAAAGAAATCTCAGCAATGTATAGCCTAACTGTATCATTGTGCTATGAGCTTAAGGACGCTTCGGACAAGAATGCCAAAGATTGGAACGATCAAGTCAATAACTTTTTTGAGTTTATGATGGCTAATTTTGAAACTGAATTGGTTGTTATGGGCACTAAACTTGCTCTTACCCAATACCAACTTCCTTTGGATCCGGACGAGATCAAGTGTTTTGATGACTTTCATGCCAAATACGGCAAGTATATTGCGGCTGCTAC